AAGATCGCTCGCGGATCCTGGCCAGGTGATCACGGGCAGCCCACTCGCTGTGATCCATGTCCACCATGCGGGTGATGTCTGCGGCTGGGATCTGAGGGCAAGCGTCTGCCAGAGTGATGATGTCGATTGCCTGGTTGCTGATCTCCAGCTGCCGGATCTCATTGAACATTGTCCGACACATTGCATCCTCGAAATCCGACACAAGAATCTGCTCATACACTTCGCCTCTGATGTGTTCGTAGTTAACCATGTCGGCGATTACCTGCCAGTCCAGGGTGTTTGTGTTAATGCCTTTCGCTTTTTCCTGAGTCATAGCTGCTTGTACCCTCCGTTACTGGATCTGGTAGACTTGTTGGCGTATTTGCCTTCAAGCACATTCGGGAAATTATTTGGTCTGATCATCCATTCCAGGTCACAGTTGAAAGGGCCATTTGAATTTTTTCCAGGGCATTTACCCATGAGAAAATCACTTTCTCTGACTCGAAGGAAAAAATCTTTCCACCAGTCAAGAGTCTGCCGTTGTTTGTCTTCGTTCCATCGTTGGCGAAGATATGCAGATCGGTGTTTATTCCAGACCTGGATTCTTCGCATTTCAGGTAGAATCTCGTGGTACAGTGAAATGATCTGCTGATGGGGACAGGAATCGGTTTTTAATTGATCACCAGAAATCGTTTCCGAGTCGGGAGACGAGGACACCTCTGTTTCTGTTTCTGTTTCTGTTTCTGTTTCTGTTTCTGTTTCGTCGCTGGACTCTCGCGAGTCAGTCGCGAGTGTCTCGCGAGTGTCTCGCACCTCCGCAGGTGGAGCGGGATTTCGTGTCTTGCTTGGTTTGTCCACTTTTTGATGTCTTGCAAAATGCACGATGAAATAAAATTTCTCCCCACTATAGTCGTATGGAATTATCACTTTGACCTTTTCCAGCTCTGCCAAACACTGCTCGATTTCTTGCAAAGTGATGTCATCGTAAGGGAAAAGCTGTGCTCTTAACCAGGCAGGATGCCCTTTTGTCGCACCATGGTCATCACTTGTGGTCCACATGCCGATAAAAAGGAGTCGAGACACTCGCGAGACACTCGCGAGCTTCTCGTCACTCCAGAATTCAGGCTTAATGATGCGGCTTCTCATGTTTTACCCTCTTAGAATGGAATATCTTGATCTGTCTGGTGCCTTTCCCCGAGTAAATTGGCCTTGATGAAGTTGATAATCCTGTCAGATAATTCCAGTTCAAACACAACCAATACCTCCCTGTTAGCATCGACTACTCTGACACACAGATGCCCGTCCGAGTTATATGAAACTTGCCCTTTCCCCCTGCTATCTTGCCGAGTGACTTTGATCGTTGTTTCATTCGAACCTTCCACCGGATTTCCAGTCTCTTCTCGCCATATAATTTGCATTACAACTCCTTCGAAAAAGACCCAGGCCAGGCATATTCCAGCCCGGCCCGGGTACGCGCTTTATTGTTTCGCTTTCGGCTTCTGATCAGCACAGGGCTGATTAAACTCCGGCCTGACCAATCCGAGTTTGCAGTTGTCTCCAGACAGATCGTAATTTTCGCAATCTTCGCACGGCCTGGTCGGGATGTCTTTCTGATACTCAGCGCATTCTGTCGCGTTCGGGAATGCAGGAGATGCTTTTGTTTCATCGCCTTTACAACTGTTGAATGCTTTGAAGTAACAGGAAGAGCACAGAAGGGAAGACCCAGCCGGGGCCTGTGTCTGGTCGGGAGACTTGGGGGAGTCCACAGGTGCAGGAGCCCCGGCCGGCTTGGGTTCGTCTTCCGTGATCGGTTCGTAGTTCTTGTTTTCCTCGAAGAAGTTGTAGTACTTCTCCCAGGCGTCGCAGATGTAGCGCGGAGCCCCAGGCACAGCACTGCCAAGACAGGGAGAGTGCCTGGGAGTTTCACCAGGTTCAAGGAAATGCAGCTCGTAAAGAGCAATGCCCTTTTCTTCCTTGGGCATGCCAACGATTTCCTTGCCGTTGTTCTTGGATCTGTAACCGGTTAAAAGGAAACGCTCAAGCGGATGCCCATCCACGAAATTGGGACTTGATTTCGTCATGGGTTTCCGGTTCTTTCCTGCACCTGTGTCAGGCTGCCCGTTCGTGCCTGTTGCCGTCCCGGAAGTCGCGGCGGACGGTTCTACCTTTTTCCCCTCGCCGGTCGTTCCTGGCGCATTCTGCGGAGCCGATTCAGTCTGTTTCTGCTCTGTTGAGCCTTTTCCCTGTTTTTCCTTCTCCAGCTCGCCGGCCAGGGGGGACTCGCTGGTGGCTGCTGCAGGACCAGCTGCACCCTCGAACCATTCGGCCAGGCTGCTGACATTGTCGCGCAGACTGTTGTAAATCCCGCGCAGATCAGCCAGCTCGTCGTCAGTGATCTGTTTCAGGGAGTGACCCAGCCGGCGCTCGATCATCTCGGCAGTGACCTTCAGGGGTTCGAACCGTTTCAGCATCTTGCGGATTGTCGCCTCGATCGGCTCGGCCTGGGCGACTTTCCTCAGTGTCTCTTCCACGGCTCGCAGAGCAGCCTCCTGCAGATGCAGGGGCATAACTGCCAGGATGCACTGGCGGACGCGCCTGGCTGCCATGTTGGCGTTGTTCTCGTAAATGTCGCGTTCATCACTCAGGCGCTTCTTGCCCTGCTTTGTGTCCCTGTAATGGCCGACACGGAAACGCAGGTCCTTGCCTGTGTTGCGCTGAATGTCCCAGGCGTATGCGCGGATTTCAGAGTAATCATCGCCCCGAGAAACTTCTTCCCAGCCCTGACGGAAATTGTCGTAACTCTGGGCCATGGCTTCAGCCAGGCGCACAGACGGACCAGTGACAGACTGACCGCCGCGGCTGTATGTGTATGTCGCTGCCTCAGCCAGGTCCTTGCTTTCGCAGTTCTTCAGGATCTCTTTCGTGCAGGCTTCAGTATCGCGCGGAAACTTCTTGGCCATGACCACCATGGCCTGGATCTCGGCGATAGCCCGCTGGCTTTCGATTGTGACCAGGCCGGTGCTGCCGGCTGGTTCGTGTTGCATTAAATCATTGCTCATGCTGTTCTTCCTCTCCTTCGTGCGTAGTATGGGCGCTTGATTGTCGTGAAATCTTCCGGGTATGTCCGGAATTCGTTCTTTTTCTCGTAGACTTCCAGCAGATCCAGGGCATGATTGAATTCGTCCAGGCCGTCCAGGATGTCGTCTTCGTCTGCGTGATACAGTGCTATCTTTCCTGTGGTTGGTTCGATCACGATCCAGCCGAAATAAATCTTGACCGGGCGATCGATCTGAGACTTGAGGGCCAGGCTGTATGTTGCTGCCTGGAAGTGCAGACCCCAATCTTCTATCGTCTTGGCAAATTTCTTGGGCTTGGCGCTTTCGGTGAACTTGAGATCCAGGATCAGGTAACTATCGTTGATCATGCGCATGGCGTCGAGCCTGGCCTTGAACATCCTGCCGCGATATAAGAAAATGATTGTGACTTCTCGGGCTGTTCCTGAAAGATATTCCTGCAGGACTTTGTGCTTCTGTGCATTCTTGTAGATCCTGAGCAGCTGAGCGCCTTCTTCAGCTGTAAGCAGCGCCACACCTGGACGGTCTTTTTTTAACTGTGCGCGCTCGCGTTTGAAATCGCTGGGTGCTGTGAACTCACTGATGGCGTAACGTTCGTAAAAGCTTTTTGGTTCCAGAATCGTGCAGTGTCCGGCAGATCCGAACAGCATCGGCCTTGTGGTGTACTTGACAGGATTCTGAAACTTCTCCGGATCATCCGGAAGAGTCTTCAGGCGGCTCTGGTCGAGCTCCGGGAGGGCGTGATAAACCTTCTCCGGAACTCCTGTCCAAGCTCCTGCTGTCAAAGGCACGTCAGGGTGATATGGCTGCAGGATCAAACTTCGTCTCCAATTCTTCCGTCCGTGTCCTGATCGCCCTGGTCGGCGTCAGTTTCCGTGTCCGGATCTCCGATCTTAGTCTGGCCAGGAGCATCAGTTGATCCAGCTTCTTTACAGCGGATCGCCAGAGTGATCTCATGTGTTTCGCCGATCTGGAAGCCGAGCTGTTCGAAATGATGCCGCTCGAAACCCACATTTTCCAAGGCTTTCTGCAGAGACAGACTGAGAATGTTCCGGTACGCATCTTCGTTGATCACAGTCACGATCACCTTTGCAGCTGCTTTGGTGCGCACGCCGTCAGAGGTCACCTCTTTGAGCGGCTTGACATTCCAGAGTTTTGTGTTCGTTCCCATTTCAGTCCCGGCCGTCTTCCGGGCCTTCGTCTCTTTCGGTTCTTTCGCTTTTCTTGGCATCGTTCCCCCTTGATTCATTCGCGTTCTTCAACGCTTGTTGCTTCGACCTCGTTGATGTCTTCGACATCCGCGCCTGGTGTTCCCAGTAAGGTCAGGTGCTCACAGGCCAGCTCGTAATCAGCTTCAGCAGCCTCGGCTGTATCGGCCTCGATCCACATGCTGATCTGAGCTGTACCCTCGACAAAGAAATGTGCCATAACATCACCACCTTTCATCCAATTTCAGCGCTGTAGCGCCCTGTATGTTCATCCTGTTCGCACAGCACATATCCGCATCTGATCGGAATCTTTCTTCCCAGATGCATGTATGCCTGTTCTGCGTTATCCAGGGTCACACCGTTTCTGATCATCCAGTTGACGATCTCTTCGATAGTTCTGATGTTGTCGATCGATTTCACCTGACCTCCAGCACAGCGCCACAGCGTGCGCAATGCTTCTTTTGTTTGTCACAAAGCGTTTCGCAGAGCGGGCAGACAACAAAGCTTTTTGCATCGCAGTCTGGACAGATTCCGTGCGATACTTTCGGCAAGCCTTCCTCGTCCAGGTCGGCTTCGGCTGCGGCAAGCGCTTCAGGATCCAGCTTCCAGGACCCATCCACTTGCTGAACCATCGTGCACCAGGCACAGACCTTGAGTGGTTCTTTCTGCTGTTTCATGGCTGCTTCCATAAACGCCAGATTTTCCGCCCGTTCGGGCTGTTCGCATAGGCAGTGAACAGCTGCAGCATCAGCTCGTATGAAGCAACGGGCTCCAGGCCCTTGCCTTTGATCCTGTGCGTTCCGCCTGTCCTGGAGACAGTCGCCGCGATCCAGGTGTCTCCGCCTATGCCGCGACAGATCACGGCTCTCGCGCCGGTTTCTCTGTGGCAATATTCTGTGTTCCGATGTGACATCACGCAGCCCTCCCCTTCCTGATCTGGATCATGTCCTTGATTGCGTCAGCGCTGTCCAGGAGCTGCTCAGCCTCGATAGATCCCTGTCGCTCGATGTACTCGTTCACAGCTTTGCGTGACACGATCAGCCGCTTTGTACTGCCGACACGCTTCCAGGGCAGCTTGTCGCGCAGATCCCCGCGGACAGTCGAGAGGCTTACGCCCAGGTACTCGGCCACCTGGTGAGAGTCGAGCCACTCGGCCTGGCCATGCTTCAGATCTGTCAGACGCTGGTCCATGGCTGCCGCCCAGGACTGCAGAGCTTCGATCCCCTGACGGATGATTTCGAGATCGTCAAGAGGCATGGTTGTCCCCCTTTTTGCTGTAGATGACCTGGCCTTTCAGGGCCATTTCATGTAGTTCGCTCGCTGCGCACTCAAAGTCCGGATGTTCGACTGTGCCTTTAATCTGGTGCGGAATCCCGCGCTCATCGAAGGTCACAATGGCGCCGGAAGATTTCCAATCAGTGAGGAAAAAACTCTTCCAGACATTGTCAGGAGTGGGGAAAACGCCTTTAACGCAAACCTTCCACATGTCATCCTGCTTAGGCTCATCCTTCTTAACAGGCCCCACGACAACAATCTCAGCATCCAGTCCAAGAGGCAGGATCACATCACGCCAGAGCTCCACCTGGCGGAGAGTCAGGTTTTCACCAGGCTGTTTCACTTCGACAAACTTAACTGTACCGCCAGACATTATGGTCAGATCCGGCCAGCCAAAGCGCCGAGTCTCTCCGCGCTCCAGGAGTTTCTCCAAAATCTCGCGCAGCTTGTCCTTCCCCAGGGCGTGATAGAACTCAAGGAACAGACTCGGCATCCAGCCCCTGGCGTGCTCGTATCCTATGCGGCCGAACTCGTCCGGGAGCTGGCTGTAAAAGAAACGGTCCAGCAGGTCGCCTGTGGTAGAGCTCTCGAAGTTCACCATGGCATTGCAGATCCTGGCCAGGGAAATGTTGGCGTTATCTTTGTATCCCGCTGACGGGGACAGGTAGATGAAGTTGTGGGTGTACAGCCTGTGATCTTCCAGATTCGGTTCGCAGAGCAGCTTGAAGAAAGTCATGATGAAGCGCCATTCGGAGTACAGTCCGGCCCAGCCGTCAGCCTTGTATTGATCGAGCAGCCAGGTTTCCGGATAAGCCGGTGTCGGCCTGTCTATCCTGCGCAAAGTCCTGATGCCGAGGTACAGACACTGATCATCCAGCGGCCAGTGCTGGATCTCTCCGGCTGTGGGTGAAGTGAGTTTCTTTCGGTCGTCAGGCATGAACACCCCCTGGAAAGAAAGAGCCCTGGCCGGAACTGTTCGCGCCGTCCAGGGCAAGGACATCCGCCCAGGACAAAAAGGCAGGAGAAAAAACCTGAGCGGGTCGCCGAATTCCTGCTATCATGTGAGTGTCCAAAACCACAGAAAGGAGGAACCCGGTATGCAACCACTGTCTAATGCGATCACAGCAGAAAAAGAACGCAGCTTTGCACTGGCGCAGTTGACGGTAGAAGTTATTTCTGCCGTTTTGGCGCCAGGCCCGAATGTTGCCGGTAGAAGTGCGGATGACATTGCAGCTGCAATCAAGCAAGTCTATGCTGCTCTCGATTCCGTAGTGCAGAAGTAGTTCCATGGAGGGGCGGAGCATTCCGTCCCTCATTCTCTGATAGCCAGCATCATCGCTGATGCCAGAGCGCCACTGTCCTGATAAATTACGGTTACCCCTTTCCCTGCGAAGTACGCAGCGATCAGGTGCCGGACCTCTTTGTCGTCATACGAATCCAGCAGTGCAGAAAGTTGCATGAGTCCCGAGATGAACTTGCTCGTGTCCGTCTTGTTCGTGTCCATTCTGTCCCCCTTCTTGGTGGAGGGCCAGCCCGGAGCAATGAAAAAGGCCTGCGGGAAGCTGGTAGGGAATCCGGCGCAGGCCTTTTCACAGTCCGGGCTTTGTCGGCCCGTATTTACCAGTAACCATGTGGTCGCTGGTACGAAATAGTGCTATACTGTGACTGAAGCTACCAGCTTCACCGGGACCTGGAAGGTGACACCCGCCAAGATGCAGCCTTCCTCGTCCCGCCGAACCTAACCAGGAGGTTAAGGTCCTATCTTAATTATCGGATTACTCTCGGATTATTGCAAGTTAATTTTATCCAGGGTATAAAACAAAACCGATTATCAAGATTGACGGGCATTTCAGAAGATTCTCTTTCCAATTACATGACCGGAAAAAGCATACCAGGTACCAAGAACCTTCAAAAAATCGCTGCCGCCCTGGAAGTCCCATTGTCTTATTTCGCTGATGTGGACCTGCCGGCGGATGCTGACACTGACATCTCCATGGTGCCTGTGATCGGGGTCGTGCCGGCGGGGATCCCGATCGAGGCCATCGAGTCGTTCGAGGGTGAGATTGCTGTGCCCAGGGCGTCACTACAGGGCAAGGGCAAGGTATTCGCCCTGAAAGTCATGGGCAGCAGCATGGAACCGACATTGTCGGACGGCGATGTGGTTCTGGTTGCTCCGAATCTGCAGCCACAGAATGGCCAGGTTGTGGTGGCTCGGTTTGATCTGAAAGATGCAGTGATCCGGCGCTATCGAGACATGAACGGAGTTATCGTACTTCAGCCGGATAATTCAAAATACCAGCCGGATGTCTGTTCTCTTGATAAAGATTGCCACATTCTCGGGACAGTGTTCATGATGCAGAGGAAGATGTGATTGTCATTGAAATAGCCCTTGTCATTGGGCTGATGTCCCTTGTTTATGCCTGCTTTAAATCAATTAGCAATCAGCAAAATCAAAAGCAAAGCATACATGTGAAAGAGGAAGTTATGAAATGCGATGATTGCAAAAAAGAAATGCCCGTTAATGCACTCAAATGCCCTCATTGTGGCACTGAATATGAGATGATTGGCAGGCATATAAACAAGCGGATAAATGTGCCTGGTCAGAAGGAAGGTGATCAACGTGTTGTGATCACCGACATTATAATTCCATGGTACCGCATTCTGGAGTACTCCTTCATCATTACAATTTGCGTTTTTGTATGTTTTTTTGTGTATTCCTTTTTATTTGCCGGATGTCTGACATCTTTGGGGCGATGACGGTATGATCCTGGAAACCTTCGTGATAGTGGTGAAGAAGAAGTACAAGGTGTGGACCGTCCGGAGAGGATGACCCCTTGCAAACAGCGGGGTTTCGAGCATGCTGCACCAGGTCGCAAAAAAATAATCACCAGCTGGTGACGAAGTAACAAAAAAGGAGGAATTGTGACAATCGCAATCAGTATTAAGATCGACAACGGAGTGGTTCTGGCTTCAGACAGCGCGAGTTCCATGTGCTTAAAAAAACCTGACGGGAGCACAGGAATAAGCAATGTTTATGAAAACGGCAACAAGATATTCAACCTAAAAAAAGGGTTTGCGCTTGGCGCAATCACTTGGGGATGTGGATCGATTGGTCATTCAACAATCGAAACTATAGTAAAAGACTTCAGAAATGCCACCAACATTCCTGAAAAATATACCGTCCAAACCGTTGCACAGAAATTCAAAGAATTTGTTTATGAACAACATTACAACAAGTTTTACACAGATCTTGGTTCTCGAACAGAACTCGGATTTGTTGTTGCCGGATTTTCTACTGGATCCAGCAATGCCGAAGAATGGGAAATAAAAATGGATAAAGACGGCTGCAAGGATCCAAAATTAGTGCGTCCTGTGGACCAATCCGGATTATCTTGGTACGGTCAACCCGAAGCATTGACTCGGATTATCAAGGGATTTTCGCAGATATTGCCACAGGTTATGCACCTTAACGGTATTGCCGATAGTATTATCATGAAGGTTCTTAGTGGCATGAACAATTTTCAGGCATCTTTCGTTGAACCTACAATGCCTACGCAGGATGCTATCGATTTGGCAGAGTTTCTGGTTGACATTGCAATTAAGTATTCAAAATTCTGCCAAGGTCCGCCAACAGTTGGCGGGCCGATCGAGATATCGACATTAACGAAGCATGAAAAATTTAAATGGATTAGACGGAAGCATTTTTTTCCTGTAGAATTGAATCAGAGGGAGGGCACATATCAATGACAAATGTGGTAAACATGGCCAATTATGATGAAGAGCTGGCAGCAAAGCGGCCGCCTTACGAGTACCAGATGCCCGAAAGTGGCGGAGGAACCGTAAATTATGATCCTGAAAGAGCCAACACTTTCAGGGAAATGAACCTTAACCTCAACTGCTGACACAGTAATCGTACACTTAAAGCCGGGTCACATTCCCGGCTTTTTTATTTTCTCAATAACCGATCTTCCCGATCTTCCCTCTCATCTCATCCTGGCTGATATGGCTATACCTCATTGTCGTCTCCGGAGCAGTGTGCCCGGCCATGGCCATGACAGCGCGGAGCGGGACGCCCGCATTGAGCAGAGAGCTGATAAAGGTATGCCTGAGCCCGTGCAGCCGGCGCCAGGGGATGTCCAGAATCTTGCAGGCGTCTTCCAGACAGCGCAACATCCAGTTCTTGCTCCGCCCCATGTGCGTAGTCAGCAGCAGATCATCCGCCTTTTTTCCTGCGACCAGGTCGCGGATCACAGGCATGATCTCCGCGTGGATCTCGACAGTCCGGTACATGGATTTTGCATCCCGACCGGTCTTCTCGTTTCGGATCCTGACCAGCTGGTCGGCCAGATCGATGTCGCGGATCCGGAGATCGAGCAGCTCCCCTTTACGGCAGCCGGTGTAAATCAGCAGCAGGAAGTAAGGCAGAAAGTCCGGGTCATGCTCGGAAATCCAGGATCTTAGCACACCGATCTCATCGTGTGAATACGCGCCCAGGGTTTCCGGCCTGGCCGGCACAACCTTGACATCCGGCATCTTCCTGATCGGAATATCATCTATCAACCTGGATTGATGGAGCAGCTTCAGGGTGGCAGCCAGCAGGTTCATGACTTCCTTGACGGTCTTCCCTGCATAGCCCTGATCGAGCATTCCCCTGGCCATTTCGGTGATGTGTTCAACAGTCAGCAGCTGGATCTCGCGGACATCAGCCAGGCGTTCGACCAGGATCCTGGCCAGGCTTTCATACCTCGTCCGGGTGGACGGCCGCAGAGTCAGCCGTTGCTGCATGTAATACTGTAAGGCTGCGTTGATCGTGATCCGGAGAATCTTTTCCTTACGCAGGTATTCGTGCTTGTAGTCGAGCTTCTTCTGCTCACGCTCAGCTTCCTTGCGTTCCCCGGTTTTCAGGCTGAGGAATAGATTTTTACCGTTGATTCTGGTACGATACCACCAGGTCAATTTCCGAAGATAGATGCAGCTCATCCCTGACCCCCCCGTCGAAGATGTAACCACGAATGTAACCAACATGTTACATTTTCTGACATGGATATGCATCAAGATGCACGATGGTTGACCGGTTGCCGCATGGATCTAAGCGCCCTTTAGATTCTCGTCCCCGGCACCAGCAATTGACGAAGGCCCTGTAACAAGGGCCTTTTTCATTACTGAGTGATAACTGATGTAACCAGAAGTGTAACCAGAATAAAAAAAGCCCCCGATTCGGAGGCTTCAAAGGGATAGAACGAACAGGATCAGAATTTCGTAGAGATCTCGAAGCCTTTCAGCTCGCTGCCGATCACGGGAGTCCGGATGTTTCCAACAGCCAGCCTGGCCGCCTTGCCCAAGTCGATGTTGAGCTTGCCCTTGCTGGCATCAGTGATGTTCTCGAACTGCGTCCGCGCCCAGGCTGTGAATTCCTGCAAGGAAGCAATCCCCAGGCGTTTCAGCTCGTCCTTGTTCATCGCACCATACAGATCGTGAATGGCGGTATCCATGCATGCCCGGCTCTGCTCATAGCTGATCTTGTTGCCAGGGCCTGCCTGCCGCTTGAATCCTGCATACAGTCCTTGCCTGGTGCTCGACCAGGTCGCCAGCAGCTTTTCCTCGATCCGCTCATCCAGCTTGGTCAGTTCCAGGATGCCCCACCTGCGCCGCAGATAGGCGAATACATACCCTATTAGAGCCGTGCCTGCAGTTCCGAGGGCGGAGATCACAGCCAGGATCAGATCCACCAGGATGTCATTGCCCACCTGGTGGAGATTTGGGAGAGCCGGAGCAGCTTCCTCGGCCAAGGCCGGGAGTGCTGCGAGAATGAAGAACAACAGTAATCTCAAGGTTTTCCCCCTTATTTCGCCTGCGCTGCCAGCGCCTTTGCGTAGAACTCATTCTGGCTGGCCAGTTCTCCGCGCCGCTTCAGGATCTCGTATGTCTGCTTGATCGTGGCCGGCACATCCTTAATCACGATCGGAATGATCTCTTCGGGCAGCTTTTGCGCCACTTCTTTCAGCTGAGCTTCAGCCAGTTCGCCGACATTCTGCAGGGCTGCGTTGGCCTCTTTCTTCGTGATGGTTCCGTCAGCCAGGCTCTGCTTGATGTCACTGGAAAAGCTGTAGTACATGTTGGTGACGATTTCCGTAGCCGCAGATGACAGCACGCCCTTGAACGAGTCCGGATTGATCTTCTTCACCTTGGTGGTGATCTTGGCAATTGACTTTTCAGCCTTCGCCAGCAAATTCGGCACCAGAGCTTGCAGCAGCTGCTGACCTACCAGTTTCAGAAAAATGTTCATAGTTCCTCCTTGTGGCCTTCCGGCCGATTTATTTCTCTGACTTCTATGGAAATGCTTTGACCGCGATCGAGGGCATTCCTGAGAGCTCTCCGAATCGCACAGAAAGCCTCGCGACTGTCGTATGTGCGTCGATCGTCTGCTCGCATGCCCGTCAGCGTGCAACCATCGGAATTCTGTATGAAACAGCCAGGATGGATCTGTATATGTTCCCGCCCCGGCACATCGTCGATCCAGATCCCGGTTGGATCATTCTCAATGCATCTCAGGTATGCAGCTGTTTTGGCTTTCAGCCGCGGAGATTCCGCAAGCCTGAGAGGATAGCGCCCGGCGGGATACAGCACTGCTAGCCGTTCGAGCGTGCGATAGGTAACACAATCGGCCATGATTTCGCCCAGAACTACCTGCCCGTTCCAGATCGATCTGATCATGTTCAGCTCGTATTCTCTGCCGTGCTGTAACAGCTCAGCAAACACCGTCATGGCTTGTTACTCCCTTTTAGCAATTCGTCTATCTTCTGCTCGATCCTTGATAAGCGCCGCTCCGTGCTCTCTGTGACAATCGCGTACTGTTCTTTCAGTACGAACGCCGCTGTCATCTTCTCGAACCCATCAACCCTGGCTGAATACAGATCCTTCATAAGCATCATTGCGAATCCACTGATCAGCGCGATCATGATCTTGTTTTCCTGCAGTTTTTCTTTCATGCTTCTAACCTCGCTTTCTACCATCCTGATTCATTTCGGGTTTTACTCGTATCATTTGCATTTCCTTTCAATGCCCTGCGGTTGGTGGGGCTGTACTTACGCTCCCCTGCCCACCATCAGCGGTAGGGAGCAAGCCTCCCGCAGAGCTTATTTTGCCAGCGCAGCCACAGCCTTAGTTAGCTGCTCGATCTCGGCCTGCTGCTTGTCGATTATAGCTCTCATTTCCTTGAAGGCTTCGGACGCCAGACCTTCAAAACCGCCTATGCTCAGGGAGTAATAACCATCGGCGCCCTCTTTTACCCACTCAGGGATTACTTCTTTGACCTCCTGGGCAATCATGCCGCGCTGCAGGCCTTTGATGTTTGGGTACTTCACATCGTTATACTCGAAGGTTACCCCGCGTAATTTGCACACTGTATCAAGAGCGTTTTCCATCGTGTGAATATTCTTTTTGATACGCTCATCTGATGGTACTGTCCAAGTATTTGTTGACGGCTTCGCGGCAGAATCTGTTGATAGTTCGAGCTGGTAACTTGGCGCAGCCGTCCCGATGCCGACAAGGCCGTCTGAGGTAATTCGCATCTTTTCATTGTTGCCAGCGCCGAATTCAATATGTGTTCCGGCACTATACGTATTGATTGCCAGATTTCCACCAACATTGATCAATTCCCCTGCACCGTTACCAGAATTAAGGTTGCCTGTGGCGTTAGTTCCTCTTTTATAAAAAGCAACATAATTCTCTGTGCCTTCATCGAATATTGTGGCAGCACCAACTCCATTTTGGTCTGCGGCTCTAGCCATAATACTATTTCCATTAACGTCTAAATTATTTGCGGGTGTAGCCGTCCCGATGCCGACCTGCCCACCGTCCTCGACATGCAGCCCCAACTCACCGGCGTCGTCGAACAGCGATAAGCCCGCGCTCGAACCGGCCCGGATTTCCCGAAAGCCCAGCGGATTCCATGCCGCACCGGTCCAGGTCTCGAACCGTTTATCTGAGCGATCGAACGATATCTCGTCAGTCGGTTTATTTGTGATTTCAGTTGTCATTGTCAAAGCTCCGACCATTAGATCCTTGAAATCGCTTGGAATGTCGGCATAGTTTGAATCAAGCTGCCAAAAGTCCAGATCTGACCCCGGCCCTGTAAAGAAAATGAAAGCCCCTGCCAGAAAAACCATTACCAGCATTACAAAAGATACTTTAATTTTATACATTGAATTCCCCCTTGTTGATTATTTCGTACTCGATTGATGTGTCAGTTTCGGCAGCCCTGGCCTCGATCTCGTACTTATTCCCCTCGTAGCCATGCACAATATTTTCCAGCCAATAAGCGTAATGGAAGCTGTCGCCCAGGATGCCCAGCTCCTGCATCTGCCGCAGGTGCGTGATCTCGTGCCTGATGATTCCGGCTGGCAGGAACTTCAGCGTGTCCCTGAAGTCGCGCCCTGCAGGCACCCTGACCAGGATCGTGTCCGGAGCCTCGGCCGATGCCCAGAAGCCGAATGTCGCCATTCGCGCGTGATCCAGGCCGGTAGCTTGCTTGATGCGGATTTTCATCATGATCAGATTCCTCTCGTGTGCACATTCACAGGCCCGGCAACACCGACCCCGGCTGCGTTGTGCTGTTTGATTTCGGCTGTCGCCGGAATCGTGACATTATTACCGTCACAGCTGTAATCATAGGCCACTGCGCGATAATCGCTCGATGTTTTCGGCGTTGGGATTACGGCGAGGATCTCGCTGAAGATCGTTGTGAAGGTCACGGTTGCATCTCCGGAAGCATCTGTTACAACGTCCTGCGTTTCTTCCTTGAGCGGGTAGACAAACAAAGTTTTGAGATCCCACAGCCTGGCCAGGTTCTTGCCGGTGGAATCCGGTGTAAAGAAATACAGGTACACGTTGACCTGATTCACATAGCCAAAATTGGCGCTGATCGTCATTTCTGTGGCCGCTATCGACTCCGTCAATGGGGTCACGCCGTCCCGCTCTACTCCTACCACTCCTATCCAGCAGTAAACTCCAACAGACCCCACACAGTTGACTTTTTCGTAATCGAACTTAATTTTGCACCCAGTCGTAAGGAGCTTAGTGAAGTCTCCCGATCCATGATTGAGCTGCACCGGAAAATAATAGCAAGTCGTGGTCTTGTTGCCTGCGTTAGTCGGGACAGGAGTAGGCTCAGAAAACTTCGTGAAGCCAGCAGTGATGAACTGCTGAAATGTTGTCTTGCTGTTGCCCGTATGGTGCGTTTCCCAGGTCTCCGTGAGGTTGATCGGCGCGAACAGATACGGCACTCCCGCAACCGTCTGCACCTTGGCCAGGGCGATTACACCTGAAAGGTCGTCCGCGATATTCTCGATCCTGCCGACCCCCGCCGGCGTAACTACTGTCATCGCGATCGACATAGCGGAGCTTTCATTGCCTGCGATATCCACTGCGATGATCCAGTATGTATACGGCCCGACTACCAGCTCCGGAACGGACTTGAGTGTTGCCTTGGCATATCCGACCAGTTTCCCCGATGGTTCAGTTGATCCGCGCAGAATGCGATAATGCTGTATCGGGAAACTTTGTGTGCTGTCTCGCCAGCGCAGCTCCACCACATTGAGATCCACGAAGGTGCCGTCGTCCACCGGAGTCAACGGCCCGGTGATCGTCAATGCGGCTGTGTCGGCAGCATTGCTGTAATTGCCCGTGGAATCCAACGCCTTGATGCCGACGTAATACGTGCCGGCAGGAAGTGCATCGAGCAGCCAGTGATCGGCATCGCCGGTCTTCTGCGGTGTGATTGTGGCCATGTCATCCCACACGGTGGTAAGGCCTATGCGCAGTTCGTAATCGGAGACATCTTTGTCCACAACCTTAGTCCAGGATGCCCCGATCTTTTCGCCCGTAATCGCCACAGCCAGGTCGGTGATGTCGGACGGATCGGAAGACTTGCCGATGACTGTGTAAGCAGTCAGGGCAGCGCTGCAGGTCGTCCAGTCTGACGCCAGGCCATACTCGGAGATCGAGCGGACCTGAAAATCATATACCACCGCGTCTTCCAGGCCGATAACTGTTATCTCGTTCGATTCTGCCAACACGGCCGGGTCCTTGATCCACTGCGTCTGATTGGCCCTTTTGTATCGGCACTCGTAGTATTTCGCAGGCACACCGATCTGAGTCGGCGGCGCAAAGGACATCAGCACGCGTGTGATCCAGTCGCCCTTGCGGCCCTGGCGCATCATGACAGATTCGTCGGATCGGATATTGAGCAGCACTGGCGCGGGCGGTAGCTTCTGCTTGGCTGCTGCAGGAATTGTAATGTTGCTGGTGTAAGACGGTATCGCCCCGGTGTCGGACGTGTAAATCGACGGGCCCTCCTGCAGCAGTTCCAGCATGGCCGAGTCCTCGTCCCGCATGTGCACCTTGTTCACAATGCACCTGAGCGCCTCAGCATTCAGCACGCCGAAGTCCACCAGGTCACCGATGGCCGGGCGCGGGTCTGCAATTCCGATCGGGGTCGTAAATTCAAGCGTGGTTTGATCTCCTGCGTTTGTCGCGACCTGTTCGGACAGGATGAAAGTGTTGTCAGAAAGCCGGATTGTCACGCCATAGTCAATCCCGGCCTCCATGGTGCACGTGTCATCCACGGTGATGTGTGTGATATCATCACCATCTTCGGTCAGCGCTGTAATCCGTGCTGCTCTAATTCCGGCCAGGATTGCATCATTCTGTAACAGCACAAGGTTTCCAGGGCCATCAATTTTTAGGTGCTGAAAATTCATATCAACCGTAAATGTTTCTGGACGATGCTCTATGCCTGCCAGGCGGTATTTACCTTCCTTCCAAACCTGATCAGAATCCACTACCCCGATCAGGCGGACGGTCAGGAATTCGGTGGCGTTGTTCTCGTCATAGCCGGTGAAATACACAATCAGTTCATCATCACCATAATCCGCATCTTCATTGACGAATTCCAGGCGAATAGCGTGAGGCTGACTGACGAACGTCTTGTGCCCGCGCAAGCCTTTTGAATTGCGGTTTGTGATCATCTGCTTTATTTCGGTTTGCTGCACGTCTTCGACAATGGAGATCAACCCATCCAGTCTGCCATACCGCGCCCGGCCGCATGCTGCAGCGATATCCATGATTTGTTTCTGCGTGGTCTCAGTGTCCAGGACATAATCGAACTTGTACCCTGCAGCCGCACAGTTCACTTCCCATGCCACGAAATTGGCAATGCTGATTTTTGTATCTGCAACAGGATGTAGCGTTGCGTGCCCGCGACACATGTCCAGGTAAGCCCACACGGGAGAGCGGGTTTTAGTCAGCTTCCAGATGTAAATCGTGTTTCCCGGTGCTTCGTTGGCCACGGTCACCAGATTGGTAAAGGTGATTGCAAACGCGCCGACAGTGGCGACTTTCGCCATTGTGGCCGATGATGCAGGCCGATAATTCCAGTTGTTGTCATCATCAGTGAATCCTGATACCTGGATATAATCGCCAGCATTGAACAGCGCATCCAGATCCGTGCTGCTGCTGGTCCAGCCGTTGATTGCCGCAACACCGGCGAGGTCCGTGTATTGCCCCACATACACCGGCAGATAGCGCTCGACAATGCAGCTCAGGCGGTCGATAATGCCGTTGAGCTGGTCGGTGGCCTTGATCCTCATTTCAATCTGTCCCATGCCAGTCATGGTGGTCGGAGCTGATGCAGCGATGGACTTCAGCGCGTAGAAATAAAACTCATCATAAATCGAATCGGACGATGAATCGGCAGTGTTGCGCGTTACGCGGACATCATATTGACCGGAAGCAATATCCCAGGAGTAATTCTTCCAGACAACCGAGTGTGATTCTTCGGTAACAGTCAGAGTCGTGGCCGTACTCCACACGCCCGCGCCAGTGACTGAGTATTCGATCAGAATTTCAACCGTCTGCTGTGTTTTCGTGCCAGCAGCGTCAATCTGGAATAAGCCGCCCTTGAAACACAGATCCACAGATATCCGTGTTGTTGCCGCCTCGGTAGTGCGCACAACGGGCGTCGCATGTACTACGATGGCGTCCACCGCTTCAGTGTGCACATCATTGGTGTAGAGCGACAAAGCAGTATCGTCCGGGTAGCCCTGCTTGATGTTGTAATCAACACTGTCATAGTCGGCGATCGCCGTTTCTCCGATTTTGATGCTGGAAACGTCCACAGGGCCATAGCCCAGGTTGAACAGTTGGCGCAGATAGAGATCGCCACCGCAGATCTCGGTATATGGCTCGGCCCCTGGGGTCGGAAATTGTTTGTGCTTTCCATACGGAACCGGATAAGGACCGTTCGGATTCGGTGTGTTCTGAAAACCGGTGATGGAAAAGGCCCTCTGTGAAGGATCGTTCGCCTTGGCCAGGTTGCTGGGCATGGCTTGGTTTTGCGGCGGGATAAGGCTTTTTGACATCAGAGACGCAATCGCAGTAGTAGCCAGACCCTTAGCCAGGCTTCCGGATGTCCAGAGGCCGAACTGACCGCCCAGAATCGGCCCGGCCAGCCATGACGCTGTGGCCAGGATCGCGATTGAGGTTAGGGTACGCTTTAGATCCTTTCCGCCATCACCGCCGCCACCATGAGGCACCCGAACGATATTCATTAGGCAACCAGGATGCGGGAACACGCGCCCGGATTGGCTCGCGTGGATGATCCTGCCGTCCAGCTCGACCAGGCCTCGAAAATCAGTCAGTCCCAAGTGCGCCAGGATATTGGTTACATTCGGCTCAATGCCGCGCTTGATCAGGTCGTCTAAATTAACAGTTGCCGTAGTGTGCTTCGCCTGAAACGGCACGGTCTGCAAACGGACATTCACCGCTGCCGGATTGAGTTCAGGCGCTATTCTGTCCAGATTTCTACCTTGCATATCGGTAATACCCCTCTATCCTGTGCCGCCATTCAGGACCTGTGAGCCGCTCGACCACCACTCCCGCGCCCTTCCACATATGCAGGAAATTTCCTTTTTCAAGCACCAGGCCGATATGGCTGTTGAAACCGACCACCCTCATCAGCACCAGATCGCCAGGTTGCGGATTTTCAACCCGCGTAAAATCCGATGAATGCTGTGTAATCAAGCGCTGAAGTGTAGCCCGGTCTTCGATCGAACTGTAATCCTCATCCATGGTCGGCAAGTCTTTCCCGAAGATTTCCTTCATAGCCAGGCGCACAAAACCGTAACAATCGCATCCGGTCCAACCTCTGCCACATTCGGCCCAAGGCACGCGATAAAGGCGTTCAGGCACCCGCATCATCCGTATAACCCCGGCTGATTCTGCGCTGTCTGGCGGTCTTTCGGGAAACGGTCATTCATGAAATCCTCATAAGACATGCGGCCGATTATTTCCGCAGCTCCGTAATCCACATCGTAAAGCTCAAACTCATACGGCCCGCGTTCCGTCGTGTCCGGAGACGAGTACAGCGCTTCGCTGACCGTGATCGTCATCCGCTTAAGCCCGGACAGTGTCCTGATTTGCGTGACCATGGCGCGGTCGATGTTGTCGATCTTGATCTGACAGAATGGCACCTGATCCGGAATTTCATCCGGAAATTGCACCTCGAAGTTATAGCCCGTATAGGTGTTTCCGTCTCTAACGACATCATCAAAATTATCCACGAACCGGAGCGGCGTCACCAGATCGTCGTGTGAGATCTCGACAAAGTGGCACAGAACTTCCGTTGTGTCCTGCGCGTTGGTGGCGGCTGTAAGGGTAGCGGATATCGTCATGGAACCGCCTTTAACTTTTTCAGCACAACTTCATAATCAACAGCCCCTCCACCGTGATAAGCCAAAGGGCGCGGAGGTTTGGCAAACTTCCAGTAATAGTTCGTACCACTGATTGGGTGCAACCATTCAAATTGCACAGAACCGTACGAGGTAGTAGTCTCGTAGAATGTAGTCAGGTAGCCTTCGATCGTCGCAGATATCAACAAGAAACGCATTGTGAAGATGTCCACGGCATAAGTCGTTCTCGGCCTGTCGCTCGAAGGTCCGTAGTCCATTTCGGAACGAATAGTTACATCCTGCGGATCGATGTTGAGCCCGGATCGTTGCGGTTTCTGTGGTAATCCGGCTGGCCAGGTTATCGGCATTATCCCCTCCCTGTTCGCAGCAGACCGAAGTTATTAGCCAGGGTCGTATCGAACTGCCCGGCTCCCATAGCACCTTTGACCTCCTCAATGACAACGCGGATCAATTCTCCACCATTAGATTTCTGCCGTGATACGCTCACTGGTGCGCTGTTACTTGAGCTGCGCTGATCGATGATCTGAACTACTGTCTGCCCCCCGATTTTGTCCATAGGTACAACAGTGCCATTCTGAGACGGCACGAATAATTCCGGTCGGCGGTTTTCCCCGACAATGTACGGAGTGCCTGCAGATACAGGGCCGCCGGAAGCGCGCCCGAACAGGCCTTGCAATCCGCTGGATACTGGCTTTGTGATCCACTCATCGATCATTATCCTTTTGAGGCTGTTTCCGACATAGTCGAAGAAGTCACCAAAAGCTTCTATTCCTCGATCGTGGACATTCATCACAGCATCGGTAAATCTGTCTTCCCAGCTTGTGATCAAGGTGTCATTACGCTTAGCCCATGTTTCCATGGATTTTCCAAGGTCTTCCATGTATTGACTTGTGTGCGTTCTGCCCTCTTCCATGGCCCGCTCGATGCCGGATGCAACGGTCTCATTGTACTCAGTGATAGCTCTTGTTTTATCTTCTGCCGACTTAGTTATATCAGCCAGGGCCATTTCCCGGCCTTCATAGATCAGCCGTGCCAGCTCCTGGTTGTACTCGACCTGTTCTTTAAGCCTTTGATCGTTGAGCTTTTTTTCTTCTTGGGCGATTTCGTCCAGGGCCTTGAGTTCTTCGATCATCTGCAGATCGTCGGGTGATGTTCCGGATAAGGCCGTTTCTGGTTTCTGCTGTACTTTGATCATAAATGGTTTGGTGGTTTCTTGTGCTGTTTTTACTCGTGCAGCATAATCATCGATCGCAGTGCCAATGTTCTCTTCCGATTCAAATAACTTGTCATATCCGGCTTTGCCTATTTTGGATCCGGCTTCGTATACCCTACCCAGAGGGTTAACCCCAGATTTGAAAAAGCTATACGCAGCATAAACGGTACCCCAATTATCGTTGATCGCCATCAGCAGGGCGTTGAGACTTGTTAACCCGTCCATCAGAGGGCCTTCCTTGGCGGTCAGCGTTCCACCAAGTTTTTCCAGAATATCCCCGAATTCCTGGGCGACCTTGTTCCGCTCTCCGGAGAAAGTCTTTCCGGCAGCTTCAGCCACGCCGCCATACTTGCCCTCAAGAGTGTCCAGGATCAACGCCTGGGCCTCAAATAGTTTGCCCTCTTCGACCAGGTTCTTGATAATCAGTTCCTGAGTGTTGGAGAAAATGACGCCGGATCTCCGGAGCTGGGTGATGCCTTCAGTTGGATCGGCCAGGGCAATACCGACCTGCCGGATTGCGCTCTGCAAATCAGAACCCATAACCTCGGATAGATCCATTGCCACACGGAGAGCCTGCGGAAAGGTTTCTTTGCCGATTTCCTGGAAACTGAGCAGAAGCGTCTGAGCGCTGATGATCGTTTCGTCACTGACGCCAGTCATGCGCTGCAGGCTGGTGGCCATGTTCTGCAGTTCTTTGGACGACAGCCCAGCAGCTTGGTGCGAAGCTTTTAATGTTTGATCCAGCCTGGCAATTACGCGCTCGCTTTCGGAAGCGGCATCGATAACCTTGTTCAGGGCGCTGTAAACCGTATAGGCAGCAGCACCGTACAGGATGGCTTGCACACTATGAAGCGACGCCTCGAGCTCTTTCAGCGGAGTGAATGTAGTTCTCAGAGAATTCTGAAAGCGCTTGAACGGGCTGCTTATGCTTTCAGCAGATTTTCCGAAATTAGTTACTGCGGCCGATGATTTATCAACCTCGGCTTTGACTTCCTTGCCAGACCGTTTCATTTCGTTGAATTTCTGGCTGACGATCGAGGCTCCGGTAATCACGCCATGCGGATCGATGCTGACCTTAAGAATTGCGGTTTGTTCCATGGCCTATCTCCTTACTGATTTCTGCCGAATGCCGGTCCAGAGCCTGCAACAGGTGCGTGAAAGAATCGATATCGTGGATACTGTGCCTGTCCGCGAAGATAAGGATTTCTGAGAGCGGGATCCTTCCGTTGATATTCCGTGATCCCGAAAGTATGCAGAAGGCACGATAAACAGGGATAAGGTCCTCGAACAGCTCCGGACGCTGCAAGAGCGGCCCAATTGGCCGCTCTGCTTTTTTCATCAACCGGATGATGTTTTCCGCGCAATCTCCGTAGCGTATTTCCCATTCAAGGACCTCGATCAGTTTTTTAGGGCAGCCTCATTATCTGCCTTGCGGAAAAATTCCCAGTTCGCCGACAGAATGAAAATCTGCTGGGCGAAATGCGGCAGCACGGTCATGAGCTTGGCGGCCTGGGCTTCGGAGTACTGGATCTCGTTCCCGTCCTGATCCATGACGTTTTTCCAGCCCAACAGGATCTTCTTAGCGAAAGCCTGGATCATGAGCTCCTGACGCTTTTCCCGTGAGAATGTGCCTGACGATATTTCGACTCGGTATGGACGCAGCAACTCTGCGTTGTACTGTTCGAACGCCGAATTGCCCTGATGAGCGATCAGAAACTCAGCGCCGAACAGGGAGAACCACTTGCCTTCCACTTCAGCCTTGATGTCGGTTTCAAACACTTTGAAAATGTCCAC